ATATCCTCTGGTAGTTTAGGATCATCTGTACTCTCCTGATGGAATGCAGGATACATACATGCTGAACTACTATAAAAAATCTTAGTATAATTACGATCTGTTAAATCATTTAACTTCTTCTGTTCATGTAGAACATTTAAGTTAATGCTGGCAGAGTTATGAACTATCTCTGAATCATTCTCACCTGTAAATATAAATCCTGCTCCACCCATATCAGCAGCAAACTGATAGATTTCATTAAATGGATGCCAGTATTTACTAGGAACATCTTGCTTATAGAAGTTACCAGTCTTTCCTGTATAACGAAGTATCTTCTCTACAAAGAGAGGATCTGTTAAATCACCTTGAATAAATTCATCTGCCTCAGTAGAAGAAAATTCTGGACGCTTGAGGTCTACCCCACGCACCCAGTAACCTTCCTTCTTGAGACGGCGAACCATATGGGAACCGATGAATCCACCTGCTCCCAATACTAACGCAGTGCAAGTCATTATACTCCTAGTACTCCTCTAACTTTGTTTAATGCTGCTTCAACTTCAACAAGTTTGTCATGGTCATCACCTGTTGCAACTGCTGTTGTTGCTGGTGCATCATGAGAATGTGCTTGTAGTTCAGCTACTGCTGATTCAAGTGCTTGAAGTCTAGCCTCTACTTCAACATCATATTTTGACATCGAAGCACCTGTTGCAGACTTTGCTGCCTTTCCTTTAGTTGCCATTTTTCAAATAAGTGTGCTTTTGCTATTTAGTTATTTTTCCTGTAGGCAGGGACACCTGCAGGATCTAACCATTTTGTATACTCAAAGTCCTCAATAGCTTGAGTTAACTGCATTCCATTGTCACAATGATACATGTCTTTGTATCTCTTTGTCCAACTATCCATTTTCTGGATACGGAAATCAGGTCTACCATTTTCTAGTGTACCTGACTCAACATAACGGTATGGGAACCGTTCCATAATAACATTCATTTGTTTCGGTTTAGTGCGGTTTGTAGTTCCTCAACGATTAACTCATAATCATCGTCGGGATTGCCATAAAATTCAACTCCTTGTCCTTTAAAATAACGGTATACCTTTCTGTATAGTTTTGGATTTGAGTGATCCAAATCACACTCCCTTCTTACAGTTTGTTCTAACAGTGGTATGTGCTTATGGAATTTGTCTACAAGCGAACGTGTCATTTGTCTAAGGTGAACGTAGTTAGTTTAGGATAAGTATGGATTCCTGTCAAGAGGAATTATACTTAATAATTTCTTCTAGTAAAAATAGACTTACTACATCCAATCCAGCCTTTTCTAATGCATCATATGCTTCCTTACCCTCCTGTCTATCCACAATTGCCACCACTCTATCAACTATATATCCAGCATCACGCAACTTTTCTGCTGCCTTGATTGCCGAACCTCCTGTAGTGATAACATCCTCTAGTACAGTTACTTTAGAACCTTTAGGAGGTAGTGGTCCTTCAATCCATGCTCCTGTACCATGTCCTTTCGGTTCCTTTCTTACAATAAGACCATCCACTGATGGTTTATCATCAACAATAGCAGATGCCATAGCAACACCACTTACCAAAGGATCTGCTCCTAAGGTGAGGCCTCCTACTGCTACAGTATCATCTTCTATACACTCAAGTATACACCAACTGATGAAGAGTAAAGCATCAGACTGTAGTGTTACTGGTTTACAATTTACATAATGCTCACTCTTCTTACCAGAGGACAGCATAAATTCACCCTTACGGTAAGATTTCTCTTTCAGTAAGGCAATAAGTTCATTTCTTTCTTCAATCATTCTTCACCACATTTAGGACATATATTCTTCTTTTCATTTGCTACCTGTCCTGCTTTCTCTGCAGCATATAATGCAAATGCTTTGGTTGCTAAACCATTCATGGTATCTTTAATTGCTTGAGTGTCTTCGTCATTACACTTATCAGTCATAAAGCAACCAGCAATAGTAGAAGAAACTATTACTAATTCAAATCCAACCACAACAAAGATAAGTCTAAAGACCCACTTGAGGGATTGTGTCATTACTTATCCTTCCAACCTCCTGCTTTTAACCAGTTGTTATAGTGTGGGTTATCCCAGTTGTCACTAATCTCATAGGATGGAATAACAACCTCTTGGATGTATCTCCTATTCTCTTCAACAAGTGATACCTTGGCATCTATTTGAGCACCCCACCAAACTGCTGCACCTACTTGTGCTGCTAAGAATGTGAGTAGTGGAATTGGTAAATTTTTCATGTGTTTTCGTATTCCTCTGTTGGTATAAGCCAGTCAGCGTATACACGCCTTCCTGTTTCGCCATTTGAATCTATGTAGACTTGATCAAGACTCGACCAATGACCCAAACGAACGCCTAATTTCACGTAGGCTTTCAAAATTTTTCTGTTTAGTGCCGCCATCATATGCCCAAGCATAACCCTCCGTAATCATTTGTTCATTTAAGGAAATAACATCCTCGTTAATATATAACCACCCAAGAAGCCTACCATACTTCCCAGTGCCACCCACAAGTTCTGTTCTAATAGAGAGTTCATCACCTTCACCTGCAATAGTATCTTCTAATTTTTTCTTCAACCAGTTAGTAGCATCTATTCCCAATGCCTTCTCTTCCAAGTCTCTTGTTCTTTTCTCTGGCGTATCAACTCCTGCAATTCTAACTCTTTCTTTCTTGTATAAATCAAAACCGAGGTCAATAGTAACATCGATAGTATCGCCATCTAACACCTTATCAATCTTTGTTACTCTGAAGTTGTAGCAGCTCTTCCTGCTCGGTGGAACCATCGCTCCCATTGAAATAATCCGCAAGTGCATTATTTATATCAAATTCAGGATCGTTAAGAGACTGCTCCAATTCCCAATTCCTCATCTCTTGCATCCAAGTATTAAGTATATGAGAATTGTCGGGCAACATACCCTCATAGGGTTGTTGTTTCTCCACCTCCCACGCTTTCGCTGGGCTCGTCATCAGTAATAATGGGATTAGGATTCCAATCATCGTATTTAAAAACCCAGTAAATTACAATAGCAACTGCTATTAAAAGAATGGCGATCATTATGTTGACCGACCAAACTATCTCAGAGTAAGATTGCACCGATTACAAATCCCTTAGCAAAGGAGATACAAACAACTTGATAATCTGTCAATCCAAACTTGTCTTGACACTTTTTGATGAGATTCTTATCCCATTCAACAACCTTGTCGAAATACTTTTTCATCTTACTATGTAATAGTATACAAGTATATTTACCCGTTTGAGAAATGTAACTAAAATGTTGTCAAATGCTCACAAATATGCTATATAGTATGTGGTTAATGAGGTAAAACTTATGATGATGTCTTACAATCAACTTGCAGGATGGAATAGTCATGCAGAAGGATATGTTACTGATGAAGACGTTAAAGTCAATGACTACTATGCCTGTTTAATTGAATGTGAAGATGATCAGTCCACTTGTAAACGGATCTGCAAAGAGGTCTTACTATGAAACAAAATTAAAAAATTAATCCCCTCACACGAGGGGATTTTTTTATGCCTTCAATGCTGCTAAAGCTTCCATCTTTGTAAATATACCTTCCATATTATAAAACAATTTAAAATTCTCTGTTGTAACGTAGTGTCCTCTTATATCATTACCATCACAGTGCCATCCATAAGACTCAACCTTTTCTTCTATACCATCGATTCTCATTTTCTTACTACCATCTAAGTAAGAAAGGTATCGCTCGTCTAGATTAATCATAGTTTTACGGTGGTATGTGAGGATACTATAACATAGTCTTGTATTATTATGTATATTCTTAATGTCCTCTTTAGATTATCGCACCTCAAAGTTAAGTTTCTTAACTTTTCTCTTCCTCCTCTGCTCTTGCCACTCCAAGTCTTGAGAAGTAAGACCATCCTTTTTCTTTGCGGAATGTCCATGAGACACGATCATCACCTTTGACATATCACGAGCACTGATACTATCTCCTGTTACTGTGGTCATATTACTACAACCACAGCATCTTGTCTGGTGAGAATGACCTTCCACCTCTTTACCGCATACACGGCATCTTACTTTTACCATTTTTCTAAGCTCCAAACCAACCTGCGTTGGGTTCTTCTTTTCCTATCCATTTTTTTGATATCTTTTTAATAGCATCCATTGCATCATCTAATTCTTTGGCCTCACCAGTTTCCTGCCTATCAGGTAAAACATAAGGCCTACGATCTGTGACGCACCAACGCCACACTTTTAGATCTGTACTATACCAGAGATGAATTCTCATTGTTTAATGCTTGAACGGCTTGCCAATCTGAATCAAATAATTCCAAACCTTTATCTGTGAGGATATGTTTATAACATTTTTCAAAGACACCTACAGGCATCGTAACAATATCTGAACCATATTCAAATGCTCTACCAACATCTCTAGCACCTCTAATAGATGCTGCTAGAACTTCAGTTCTTACCATATGCTCACGGAATACCTTAGCAATATCTTTTACCAGACATAGACCACCAAATGAATTGTCATCTACTCTACCTACAAATGGTGATACATATGCAGCACCTGCTTTAGCAGCAAGTATTGCTTGTACCTGTGAGAAGATAAGAGTTACATTTACTTTGATACCTTCCTTAGCAAGGTCATGACATGCTTGTAAACCATCAGGTGTACAAGGTACTTTGATAGTTGTCACTTCACCAAACTTTTCATGAAGACGATGAGCTTCCTTAACCGTAGCAAGAACACTATCCGCAACTACTTCCATACTAATGTCAGTCAAACCCATATCCTTGAGTTCTTGATAGACATCATCAGGTTTCCTATGACTCTTCATGATAAGAGTAGGATTGGTTGTAACACCATCAATCAATCCAGAAGCAAAATGCTTTTGAATCTGTTGGCAATCAGCAGTGTCTAAAAAGATTTTCATTGTTCAGGTTTAAAATAATCTTTACGCATGTAGCGTCCTAAGATATTACTATTGTAATATAGAGGTGTTTTTCCGTCAAGAGTTTCTGTTAGGACATTGTGAAGAAACAGTTGTTTAGTCTCTTCAAAGTTTACATCTCCGAGTCTGGTATGGAGGGATAAGATCTCTCGTTTGAACGCTGAGTTTCCAAGTAACTTTCTATCTGCACTAAGCTCGTCAGAGCTTCCATAGTATTTTTTCCAGTCACTCTCAGACGTAACCCGTCTCTTACCACCTCTAGGCTTACGTTTTTGTTGGAAATACTTTCTTCCGATATATTGTTTACCCGACTGGATATTAGTAATGCGGTAGACGAAACCGAAGAAATCGCCAATATCGTCAGAAGTGAAAGGTTTACCCTCATATAACCAGGGGTTTTCATAAACTCCTTCTTCAACCATTTCATAATTTTCATATGTCTATGCCCTATTTAGTCCCACCTAGTCACTGTTATCTCTATGCTATTATTATCCATCTCCCACTCCTCCTGTATCTCAAATCCATCCATCTCCTTGACAGTATTGTGTACCATCATCCTCGCATACTGTTGTGTAAGTTTATCAAGAAACCTGGTGATAGGAATATTCATATCCCATGTCTGAACATCAGCAACTAATTCAAAAGTTCCTGTAGTATTATTCCATTTGAAACCAGAATCTTTTGCTATTGCTATATCAGCAGTAACAGTTTCATGACCTTTACCATGATACCCAGTAACTTTTAATTCTTTCTCCTCTTCTGGAAAATGACCAAGAAGATTTAATGCTTCTACTAAAGCAGGTCTATCTTTTAATTTGGTTTGAATTTTAGTAAAGTGGGACATTAGGCACACTCCGAGTCGTGAGTAAATTCTTCAAGTTCTTCATCTACTTTTTGATAGTAGCTTGGAGTATGTATACGGTTTTCAATAACACCAAGTCGATCTTCGATGTTTTTTGTTAGGGATTCACATTGTGCTCCCTTAACTCCTTGCACCTCTTCAGTAACAGTACCGTCTTGTGCAATGGTGAATTTGATGGTAGTAGGCATGTCAAGATTTGTATTTTTTGACGCTTTCTTCCCACTCTTTGAGTGAGGATGAGCAATCAGGTGGTGGTGGGTCACTATAACCCTTCATCTTCTTCCACTTATTATACAATGCACCCATCATCCATGACTGAGCAAGGCTCTTAGGACCACTATCTAACATCTCTAACTGAAGTTTGTTAGAGGTGTATCCCTTCATCTCTTCACGCCAATTAGAATCGTCGTAGTTTTTTGTCATAATGAGAAACCAGCAAAAGTGTCTTTGTTGACATCTTGTTTGATGCCACCAACAACGTAAGATTCAACCTCAGTTTCTTGAGGTGCTACTTGAAGACCTTTGGAACTAATCCAATGTTGTGTCCAAGGTAATGGATTGTTTCTTGCAGCAATATCATAAACGGGCTTCAATCCTATCATCTTCATGCGCTTATTGGCAATCCACTCAACATATTGAAACAATAATTTGTCATTCAATCCTATGATACTACCATCTCTAAAGAGATACTCTGCCCATTTCTTCTCCTCATTCACACATAAATCAAACTGCTTATAAGTCCACTCCTCTTCTTCCTCCATAATCTGTTTCATTTCTGGATCGTCACCTTCTCTCCAGTATTTTAGTATGGTTTGGGTGAGGACAAGGTGTTGATTTTCATCTCTGGCAATGAGCGATATAATCTTAGCTGACCCTTCCATAAGTTTAAGTTCACCAAATGCAAAACTGCAAGCAAAACTAACATAAAAGCGTATCCCTTCCAAGATGTTAACATTTGCTACTGCCCGATAAAGTTTACGTTTAAGTTCTTTCATCTCTAAAACAGGTAGAGATGTATTCAATGAGGGATCCATATCTTTCCAAAGACTACTCTGTCCCCACTGCTGTGCTTCATTGATAAAATCATCATAAGCACCTGTCACACTCTTAGCACGTTCCAGAATACGATCATCCTTAATAATTGTATCAAATACATCAGAAGGATCTGAATATACATTCTTAATAATATAAGTATAAGATCTGCTATGGATCATCTCCATGAAACCCCACACCTCCATACATGCTTCTAACTCAGGTAGAGAACAGTAAGGTATAAAAGCCATACCAGGAGCACGACCTTGTACACTATCGAGCATGATCTGGTATTTAAGATTGCTCGTATAGATGTGCTTCTGAACTTCATTTAAAGTATGATAGTCTGCTCTATCCTTTTGAAGAGATACCTCTTCTGGTCTCCAAAAGTATCCCAACTGCTGAGTAGTTAACCTATCAAAAGTAGGATACTTATAGGAATCATATCTTTGGACACCTAAAGGTTTTCCAAAGAACATAGGTTGCTTTTTATAGTCAACCTCTTGCGTATTAAATACGGTCATTCCGTCAATCTTAGATGGCACAGGATTCACACTCCGATTCATCAGCATTTTCTAGTTCTGACATTAAAGCAGATACTTTGTCCTGCTCAACATCATCATGCCATCCCATAGGATGAGCAGGTTCCATCTCATCACTCTTTTGATCATGAGTGTTTTGATAGTAAGAGGTCTTCCATCCCAACTTATAAGTTGTAAGAAGATCCTTTGCCATCTCTGACACTGGTACTTCATTGTTAGGATAGTGTGCTGGATTATAACTCCAGTTACCACTAATCGCTTGATCAAAAAACTTTTGCATTACAGAGACAATATTAATGTACCCTGTATTGTTTTCCATATCCCATAACAAAGTATAGTTATTCTTTAATGATCCATATTGTGGAACCACCTGCTTAAGAGGCCCTTTCTTTGATTTCTTAATGGACAAGTAGTCTCTAGGAGGTTCGATTCCATTTGTTGCGTTTGACACAACGGAACTGCTCTCCGATGGCATCTGTGCCGACAATGTTGAGTGCCGTAAACCGTACTCATTGATAGATGCTCTAAGAGATTCCCAGTCATGTTGTAGTGGTTGAGAACAAATCTCGTCTACGTCCTTCTTATATGTATCAATTGGTAGTATACCATCGGCATATTTGGTACGTCCAAAGTTCTCACAATGTGTTTTCTCTTGTGCTATCTTATTTGATGCCTTCAGAAGGTAGTATTGGAATGATTCAGCAAGTCCATGTACCGCATCCCATGCCTCCTGTGAGTCGTATTTGAACCCAAGTTTAGCAAGATAATGTGCAAGACCAATGAACCCCACTCCAAGACTTCTACGTGACTTCGTAGCCATCTCTGCTGCTAATACAGGATACTCTTGATAATCTATTAACTCTTCCAGTCCACGAACAGATAACTCACATAATTCTTCCAACTCCTCATCACTTCTAATTGTACCAACATTGACTGCTGATAGAATACAAAGTGCTATTTCACCTAAATGATCATCAATATGTTGAATAGGAAGAGTAGGTAGGGTAATTTCTTGACACAAGTTACTCATTTCTACCTTGTCTTTAAAGGAAGAATGAGTATTACAATGGTCAATATTCATTATGTAAACTCTACCTGTCTCTGCTCGCTCCTTAAGGAGGTCAAGGATGAGTTCTTGTGCTCCGATTGTGGTTCTGGGGATGGATTCATCATCCTCATAGCTACGATAAAGGTCATCAAACTTAGCGGTCCCAAAACTCGCATAAAGGTTAGGAACATCATGAGGCGAAAATAACGAGATTTCCTTATTGTCGATAAACCTTTGATAAAAGAGTTCACTTAACTGGATGGAGTAGTCGAGTTTTCTGACTCTGTTGTCTTCTGTTCCTTTGTTGTTTTTGAGGACGAGGATGTCTTGGATTTCCTGATGCCAGATAGGAAAGTGGACAGTAGCTGATCCTCCTCTGATACCGTTTTGCGTACAGCATCGAACAGTTGACTCAAATTTTTTGAGGAAGGGGACCACACCTGTGTGTTGAACTTCTCCGCCACGGATTTTGCTGTTGATGCCCCTGATTCTACCTGCGTTAATGCCGATACCAGCACGTTGTGCGACATATTTGCCAATAGCCATATCAGAGCTAAAGATACTATCGAGGGTGTCATCAATATCAACCAAAACACAAGATGCAAATTGACGAATAGGGGTTCTGACCCCTGCCATGATTGGTGTTGGGATGTTGATTCTGTGTCTGGAGATTGCGTCGTAGTACTTTCTGACATAATTAAGCCTTGTTTCTTTAGGATAGTTTCTAAACATCGTCAAAGCAATCATGATATACATGAACTGAGGAGTCTCATAGACTTCTCCAGTGCTCCGATCTTGTACCAGATATTTATCAACAACTTGTCTCAAACCAGCATATGTAAACTTAAAGTCACGTTCGTGGTTAAGAAATGTATCGGCCTTTGCAATTTCTTCCTTAGTATACTGATCAAAAATATCTTTATCATACAAATCTTGATAAGCAAGTTTAGTAATATGATCTTCTAAAGTTGGCAACTCCCTTGTTCTACCATATAAACTCTTTCTCAATTGGAATAAAAGAAGTCTTGCTGCTACAAATTGATAATTAGGGTTGTCTAAGTCTATCAAATCACTAGCACTCTTAATTAATATCTCTTGTATCTCTCCAGTGGTTATACCATCATAGAATTGTATTCCAGAATTAATCTCTACCTGACTAGCAGACACTCCTGCTATACCATTACAAGCTTCTTCCACCATCTTATGCATCTTATCCAAATCAAGGGGTTCAGTCCCTCTACCATTACGCTTTTTAACTTTGATGCTGTCGCTCATGTTCGTTTCCAGGTGTTAAATTTTAGAGTTGCCTCTAGACCACGGTATGTATTTGATTCTACCAGATTTTGCACGTCATGTCCAGCCAAGACCATATCATTTATGTCCTTCTGCTGAATGTTACTAGGCCATATTACAACAGTTTGCTTGGCTTCAATAGCAGACTGTATCCTACTGGTGATCTCTTTGCTTCGTGGTTCGTTATCATAGACCCACACAGGATCGCTAACCCCCCACTTACTAACATCACCATCTGCACCGCACATAGCAATCGAATTGTGTAGGAACGTACTGTCAAACGGTCCTTCGACAACAAAGACTGGAGTTCCGCCTCGGATTTTATCCAGTCCGTAGATTTTTGGTGCGTCATCATCAAACATTACCGTGATATATTTAACAGAGTTAGGGCCAAGGGCTCTACCCTGTACCCCAACTATATCACCATTATAGCATAATGGTATAACTATGCGTTCTTCATCATAAGAAATGTTATCAAACGTTGGTTTTATTCCATTGATGAACCGTCTAAAGGTTTTGGCATAGTAAAAATCTCCTTGTACTTTTCTTCTATTGAGATATTCGGATGCTTTCTTCTCTTCATGTGCTCCTGGTAAGTCGATCCTGACACGTCTTTTAAATCTGGGTTTGGATTCTTTTGCGACTTCGAGGACGTTTGGTTCGTTTGTTGTTGATCCTTTTCCTGTCTTTCCATCTTTAAACTTCTCTAAAGAATATTGAGACTGTAACGTCGAGTCAACCTTCTTCAAGAAGGAATTAAAAGTCATAGAAGCACCACAGTTGTGACACCTATAATTTACACTTGTCTTTATTGCGTACAAATAACCTCTAGCCTTGCTTTTATTCTTCTTCGAGTCCCCACACAGAGGACACCTGCAATTATAGAGGTTTGGCTTAATTCTTTTGAATCTCTCTAGTCTCGGTGAGAGAAGACTTATATATTTAGCATCTATGT